TTCAAGACCTGGTAGCCCAAGCTGTGAACAAGCGTATTAGCCTCTCTTCTAAGCGTGTGCGACCAGAAGATTTCTTTTACAACTACGGCAAGCCCGTAGCACAAGCTGCGATGACGAAAGAAACTGTTGCACAGAGACTCAAGCAGCTTATGGGCGATACGTTGGATAAATCCTCCTATCGCCGTGCCGCATTGAAATATCATCCTGACAGAAACAACGGCGACGGCTCTAAAATGAGTGAGCTTAACATGCTCTGGAGTGTATACAATGCCTAAGAATCCTTTCAAAACAAAGCAGGCTCTTGAGATACAGAGACTTTTGCAAGAACTCGTAATCGCTACAGAGGCTAGGAAGCGCATTATGGCTGACATTCTAGCAGAAGCTGGCTTAATACCAAACACACCAGCAAGTAAGTTTAACTGGTGCTACAACAAGGAGAGGTAACATGGCTTTCAGTATCACGAATCCTAAAAACGCCGTAGATGCCAAACGAGCAGCTATCGAAGCTCGTAAAGCTCTCACGGCTCCAGCAGGGGCGAATCCTAGTGCAATCGTGCGCTACATTCCACCCGGCGAGTGCCCAGATCGGAATCGTATTGTGTTTGACGATTCTGGTTCTATGTGCGGATATATTGAGGATGCAAAACGTGGAATGATCGAGTATCTACGTAATTGTATCCCCAATCAAACCTCTGTAGCGATACATTTTATGAACTCTACAACGTGTGATTCACAGCTTGAGAGTAATCTCTTAAAGCTCGCTGGAGATATTCGTGAGATGAATCTACGGAGTGGTGGCACTCCGTTTTTTAACACTCTCAAGAAAGCTCTCCAAGCCACGCCCACGCTTACACGCTTAATCGCTTTTACTGACGGCTCGCCGACGGATATGTTGAGCGCGGAGGAATCTACTGAAATGTCCTCTAGCTGGGACACAAGTTCTGCTTGGACTTCCAGTGCCGACATTATCATCAAGATTGCCATGTCCACTGGCGCTGGTATTCCAATTGACACTGTGTACTTTGGCGAAGGCAACGAGGATAGGCGAGAGATTATACTGCTCAAGTACCTCTCCTCTAAAACCGGAGGCTACTTTTTACACTTCGACCCTGCCAAGGTAAACTTTGCACAAGCATTCAAGTATCTTGCGCCAGTCAATCGCTTGATGCTGGCGTCTGCTAGTTTCAGAGCTGAAGTAGAAAGTGGGGTACAAAAATGAGAACTGGTCGTAAATCCTACGAAGAACTTCTTGAAAACACCGAAGTTGCTCTTGTACCGATCCGAAAGATAGCAGAACGTTCAGGTCTATGTGAACGTACTGTGTCTAAGCATCTTCAAAATGGTCTGAGCAAACTTGCAGGAATGCCTTTTAACAGCCGTTCTAAAGTTTGCAAGCTGATGGAAGAAGCTGTACTTGCTAAGGTATATGCAGTAGCTACCGCAGATTATCATCCACCTTTGCAAGCCACGTCTTTAGAGTGTCAAAAAGATGTTTGCGCCCTATTCTCCGAGGGAGGTTCTGATGAACATGCGTGAGTTTGAATCAAAGCTCAAGAAGCTAACTTCAGTAGCTTCAATCACTTATGGCAGAAAGCTTAAAGGTAAGGTTTTTGAGCTAGATGCGATCTTCGTCCACACTATCTCAACAGAATGCCACTTGGAGATCGCACCAGATTGTATGAAGAAACAGTTGGCGTATTTTGAGAACCTCTCTAAGAAGGAGTCATAGATGCTCCCCTCAGAAGCCGCACAAAAACAATCTGAACGCCTAGCACAATACAGCCCACTCATTCAGCATCAAGTCACGACGCTGACGAGAAAGCTCTTTGTTCTAGACTTTAGCGCGCTCTTTTCTCGCGTGGTAGAAGGTCCAGTGGTACGTACCTTCTACTTCAAACCTCTCGGTGAGCCTAAGTTCTCTAGCATTCTCAACAAAGAAGAAGAATTTGCAGGCTCTCTTGCTGTAGAGTCTGTTCGTGTAGAACGCGCTCTCGGCGAAGTCGCAATCTCTGTTCCGCGTGCAGACCGTCAGACTATACAGTTTGATGCTTGTCTGCATAAAATGATGACCTCGGAACTTACTCGTGGAATGGCGCTGCCTCTGTTACTAGGTCAATCCACTATCGGAGAACACCTTTATGCTGACCTTGCTCAGCAGCCGCATTTACTGGTCGCGGGAGCTACTAACTCAGGGAAAAGTGTATTTACCGCTCAGCTTATATGCTCGCTTTCTCTGTTTCGTACTCCAGAAGAGCTTGAGTTTATCCTTGTGGACACTAAGAATCTTGATCTCGTATTGTTCAAGGGACTCGAGCATGTTAGATATGTACTCAACAACATTTCTGACCTCAGAGCCGCGCTTACGGTTTTACTTGACGATGTTAGGTTACGAAATCAACAAATGTCAGGATTAGCGCGGAATATCAGAGAGTGGAATCAGCTTCATAAAGATTGTGGTTATCTGGAGGAGACATCTCCTGAGAAACTACGCTCTGTTCAGATGATGAAGTACAAAATCCTCATCATCGACGAACTTGCAGATGTGCTAGATCAGGATAACGCATTCTTAGCACAGATCGAGCGTAAAATGCGCCCACCGTCGATACACTCACTTTTGAAAACTATTGCACAAATCTCCAGGGCCGCTGGAGTGCATCTCATTTTAGCTACTCAACGGCCTTCCGTCAAGGTAATCTCTGGGGATATTAAGGCAAACTTTCCTGCTAGAGTATCCTTCAAACTGCCAAGCTCAATGGATTCTCGCGTTATTCTTGACGAAACCGGCGCCGAGAATCTGCTTGGCATGGGTGATTACCTGTACAAGATAACAGGTTCCGACACCGTTAAGCGAGCGCACAGTGCGTTCGTCTCGATCAATGATATTGCTAACATTCTCGCACAGAATGAGAACATAAGGAGACAGTATGCCAAAGTATAAGTACAAACATGTTTGTGCAAACTGCGGGCATCCGATTGTGAAAATCACAAAGCGTATTGTATCGGAGGATATATCCGCAGAGTTTATTGGTGAGTGGATACATGCTTTACCACCCGAAGGCGACACGCACAGATATTTTGGCTGTCAGTTTTATGACAGTAGTATCACCAATTTCGCAGAACCAAAGGAGCTAACCAATGACACAATCAAGAGCTGAGGCAGACCGTCTGATGGAGCAGCAGCATTATCCAGCGGATTACATTTCTCCTCAGGACGCAGGTCTAGCTGATCCTGACGACGACGAAGAACAAGAGGATGAAGCCTATTGGTATATGCATGAGGCTGATGATAATGAGCTTCTTGATGATTGTCCTTATTGTGGTCAAATAACACTTACTGAAGATAACAAATGTTATTCCTGTGGTTGGAGGGCTGAATGAAATATTACTACGATCGCTACTGGGGCGCTTTCTTCAAACGCTCTGTTGAAGCAGGCACCGGACCTGCTACTCTCGACAACTCTGTGAAGCCAGCAGATTTAGAGCTTATTGGCTTTGGCTACAGCGGCAACTCATCATACTTTAACGACATACACTCCCAGAATCTTCAAGACAAAGGTCCACTTCCAGCGGGAACATACACCTTCTCTGGACCATTTACTGATCCTAGGCGTGGTCCTCAGTGTTGGCGGCTCGAACCTGCACCAACAAACCGTATGTTTGGACGGAGTGCGTTTATGAACCACGGAGACACTAGTGATATGTCTCATGATGCCTCTGATGGTTGTATCGTAAGTCCGCACTGGGTAAGAAGATTGTGGACTAATGAAGATACGCTTGAAGTTCTTTAACGTAATTCAACATCTCTAAGGAGCAAAAAATGAAACTTGCAATCAAACTCGATTGGGCGAAGTATCTGATTATCCCAGCCGAAAGTGCTGGAATTGTAGTCCCAGCCTTATCTGCTTCTAAGGTCTACACCGAAGATTACAAAACTCACAAATTTACTCCAGTAGAAGATAATTCAAAACTGGAGTTTAGCTATGTGGAAGATTCTGTGATTGAGGAATCTCCTGAGGCTTTCGTAGCTTTACAAAAATCAAGAGATGAGAGTGAGACAAAGTATCTTACTGAATGGACAAAGGGGCAAGAACTGCGTAAGGAGATAGAAACTTTGAAAGCACAGCTTGAAAAGGTTAAAACTGTTACATCTTAGTTACTGTAAGCACACTCATACTAGCTCACTCGGAAGGCGACTCCCGATTCTTGGATGCCGCCTTCCATTTTCGGGATTTGGGCTAAGTCGTTGAAAACAAAGGTCAAACTCCCCTTCGCCTTGCCCCGCCTTGCCCCCTTGACAACCGTGCACACTTGAGGTATGATGGATTCATGGTCGGCGATGCGCCGATGGCTTAGGGGGGCAGAGTCTAAATTTCCTTCGATTGGAGGATTCTGCTTCATGAATGGCTGCAAAGGAACTGTGATCCCTTCGGTGGGAGTGGTTGTGGAGATGAAGAAGCATGACTATTCAAAAGAGTGGCACTAAAATTGACTGGAAGATCCCCGGTGTCCCGATCAACAAGGGAGTATTCTCTGATCTTCGGGGCAAGACTTTGTGGATTGAAGAACCATACCCATTTTCCCGAGCAAATGCCTTGGGAGAATTCCTGGTTCAGAAGTCCATTCATTACATTGTGAGGAAGGTCGCCTATCACGAAGGAGTCATGTATGTCAACCTCGAAGGAGGAGTTCAGTCCTAATCATTTCCCTTTGGAAAACAGGGCAATCTGGACCAGAGAGGAAATCGATGACCTCCTTGCCATCGAGATTACACGCGAACTCAAATTCCGACGTTCCTCCAGAACTTAGAATCAAGGTGACCCATGCCAGTGATTAAGGGAAAAGAAGGTACCAAGAAGACCGATATCTCGTTTGCAGAGTCACTGGTGGTCATCTTCTGGCTATATTTGACGGTCACGGTGGTTCATTCACTTCTCAGCTATGCAAATCCAAGCTCAGAAACCTCTGGACCAAGACCTCCGGGAAGCCCAGCGATCGATTGAGCTTGGTGATGTGTGCTCTGGACAAACTGACTGCGATGTATGGCGATGGTTTGAGTGGCAAAAATCACCTTGTATAGAGTATAATGGTATTCCACCGCAGCTAAGGCCAGAGCATGAGATTCATCCGTCGGCGAGAAAACATATTCTAAGTTACTTTGGAGAATCAGCATGACTGATCGAGATGTTAATACGATAGCTTCCGCAGTTAGAATCTACAACTGGCAGAAAGATGAATTAAAAAAAGCCTACGAAAGAGTAGAAATGTCAGCTCTTGTAAGAGCTTTGCTTACGATGTTCTACGATGATAAGATTCCCGAAGCGTTTCCTCTAGCTTTGGAAGAGATGGCTAAAGGTAAGCAATCCCTGAAAACCCATATAACGCCAAGAGTTTCTGTAGCACAGGTGAAAAAAGGAGAATAGCATGTCACCAGACGATCTAGTTTTTGACGAATTGGACGAATCAGGAGTAGAGTCTCCGGCGGAAGAAATCTTTGCACCGACGGATGAGCCAGAAGAGATCGCAGCAGAAGAAGCCTCACACACGGATATTCCGGCGGAGCCAACGGAGCCAGAAGAATCTCATCTAACGGCGACAGTGTGTGATGTGTGTCTTGAGCTAAACCTCACACATCCAACGTCAGTAATAACCTGCGCTCGATGTGGCCAAGCGTTTTGTTTTCACTTTGCTTCTACGATTGATGCGCAGTATTGTGTGAATTGTCTAAGTGACATTTCGGTGTCTAAGAGTGTAATCACTAAGACTTATGAGCACAAAAATGCTCAAGGTGACACAGTGTTTTATCGGCGCAGAGCTAGAGAAATACAGATCAAAGGTCTGGATTGGCTCTTCGCGCAGCGTAAGATTGTATACTTATCTGATCTTGAGCTTGATCTTGATATTGAGTATCATCGAAATATCCTGTCGCTGATGTGTACTGAGCAAGAACAACGTCGCACAGCTAAAATGCACAGATATGCTGGTGCCAAAGTTCACATTCCAACGCCTTCGACAACAAATGTGAATCATACTACCACGACAACGGTAAAGAAGACTCGCACAGTGTCAAAGACCAAAGCGCAAGAACAAATAGCGGCGCTGCTCAAGAACATGGCCGCTAAAGGAGTGACGATGGATAAGATAGCAGCGATGCTGAAGAAAGCGTAGAAAAATGACAGCTGAAGAAACGATCAAAGATCGTCAATCTCATCACGGTGATTTCGGCGATGTTTCTGCCTTAGCACAGCGGTTAAAGTGTGTGATGGCAGATTTTCCTAATTGGATTGTTCAAGGTGCTAGGAAACGTGAAGCTCTTGAGTCTATCGCCACTAAGATAGCACGTATTCTCTGTGGAGATCACAGCGATCCTGACCACTGGCATGACATTGAAGGCTATGCACATCTAATTTCAGATTATCTCAAGGAGTCAAAATGAAACCCTCCAGTCAGTTGATTGAGTTTCTCAATCGTACACCGCTTCCGTGGATACGCTACGACGAGGTCAAGCAGAAGTTGATTGTCGTAATAGACAATCATATGCTCAGCACCTATCGCAACTGTCCTCAGAATTTCTTTTATTCCAACGTCCAAGGCTATCAGAAGAAGTCCGGCTTTAAAGAAGGAGAAAAAGAACGTGCGTGGTACTTGGATTTTGGTGTCCTACTCCATAAGATGCTGGAGATGTACTATCAGGAGTTTAAGAATCCTGACTTTGATGTTACTAAGTGGGCTTCTGTCCGTGCTATGGCCGAATGGCAGGAAATGAGCATGGATGTTCACTCGGAGCATAAGGAGTTCAAGGTTATCGGCGGCGCGTTCGGTTTTGCTGGCTTGTTAATGCAGTACGCATCTGTAATGTCGCCGTTCAACGAGAAGATCAGAGTTCTTGGCACAGAAGTCTCATTCGGTAGAAATAGCGAAGTGCCTCTGTACATCGGCGAGGATATTGAGATTTATCTCGCCGGTAGAATGGACCTGATCGTAGATGATGGTTATTTCATCTGTCCTATGGATCATAAGACGATGGGTGCCTTTCGCGGCGATCCTGGGATGCAATTTGAAACGGAGGAAGGTCCGACAGGCTACATTTACGCGCTCTCAAAGATTCTTCCACAGTTTGTATCAGAGGATCAGCTCTTGAAACGTGATTGCTCGAAAATTCTGATGAACTTGATTCAGAAGAAGCCAGCTCCCACGCCGCAAGAACGATTCAAGCGTGTACCAATTAGGAAAAGCTCGCAGCAGCTTCTAGATTACCAGGCTCGTATGATTCACACGGCAGAGCATCTTGTCACAGACTTAGAGACTTGGCTAAATAGTGGCTGTGTCCCACGTAACACAACAGCTTGCACGAACTGGCACATGACAACGTGTGCGTTCAGAGATGTATGCAGACAGAGTTCCAGAGAAGCAGAACAAGCTACTCTCAACAACGGCTTCCTCAAGCTCCCGATTTGGGATACAGAGTCTGTTCAACCTACAACATTTTAACAAGCAGTAAAAGGAGTAGCGCATGGCAACAACAAAAACATACGAACCTGTAATAAGTCTGCCGAATTTGCAGATTACTAAGTGTCAGCAGATGCTTGCAAATCACATGCAATGTTGGCGAGCGGGAGATTTTCTTGTCACAATTACTACCGACACGCCAACAGATGAGAATCCAGCAGCTCAGACAGTCACGCAGTATCAGAAGTGTCGTGCTCATGCTTCTAGTGAGATGACACAAGATGCACAAGCAGCCGCAGATGAAGCGGCTCTGGCGGCAGCGCAAGCGGTCGTAACAGCAGATGCTGCACCAGTAGTACCTGTACCCGTAGCAGCCGCAAAGAAGTAACTACCAAAGGAGCAGGAATCCAATGGGAACATCACCAAATCCCTTCGTTAACATGGCAGGAGTACGCTCTGAGGATGTACACGCCGCAGAGCGTCTCAAAATTGCCATTCTGGGAAAGCCGAAAACTGGGAAGAGTTGGCTTGCTGCTACGGCGCCGGGTCCGATCAGATACTATGACTTTGATGATCGTGCCGAGTCGCTGGAAGGGAAGCCAAATCTGTTCATTCTTTCTAAACCAACCATGCTTCAAGTAGAGACAGATCTCTCAGTAATGAGAGCAAACAAAGCTAAAGGTCTACTTCTACCGGCAACCGTAGTCTTCGATTCTGTAACCTACATGAACCGTGCGATGGAAGAGGAGATTTTTCGGCAAGACTCTAAACTCTATCGTACAATACGTGTCGGCAACAGCACCAGCATGAAACTTCGTAATTCATGGGACGTGATAAATGGAATCCAACGATACGTCGAGTATCTTGTTGCAGAGTTTAGCAGCCTTGGAGTTAATATCATCTTTGTCTTCCACGAGAAGGATCAAAAAGACAAAGGTGAGTCCACAGCTACTGAAACAAAATACACAGGACTCGTTACGACTGATCCACAGTACCTCGAAAATAGCCTCAGTTTGTTTAACGAAGTTTATCGCATCACAGTTGATGCGACAAAGCCAAACAGACAAGAGTACAAAGTAACTTGCAAGCCGAACAATGACATCTTGGCTTCTACGACTATGATGTTGGATGGTGAAGAAAAACCAAACATCATGGACATGATTGCGAAGCATAAGGCTAAGAGAGCGGCGTTAGCAAAACTTTAACCAGATTTCAAAACCAAAGCACAAGGAGCAGAAACCAATGGCATTTCAAATGTCGTATCAAAAAGAAGAACTCTCTGGAGCATTGCCCGTACCAGCAGGATGGTACACACTACAAGTCAAGAACTTCCGTCCAAAAGCGTCAAAGGATGGTGAGTCGGTATCACTGAATGCTGAACTTGCTATCATCAACAACGCAGAGTACGACGGCCGCAGGATTTTCGCTGGTCTTAATTCCAAGGCCGGTTTTATCATCTTCGACTTTGTTCATGCTACTGGCTTGCCAATGGAAGAAGTACAGGATGAGTTTGCTGGGACTGAAAAAGCTCACTTGACGCTGCCGGGGTTCTTTGAAGGTTCTGACACACATCCTGACGATCCTTCACAGTGGAAGTATCAGGGTCCGCTGCTCAATAAAACAATGGAGGTTGAGCTTGCGGAGACGGAGTATCAGGGTAAGAAGCGCAACGAAGTGCGGCAGTACAAATGCGCTGTGCCGGGCTGCACGGAAAAACACTCGACCAACTTGATCAAGAACTAACACAGAAAGAGTGCGACTTCTACGGAGGTCGCCTCTTTTTCTCTAGGCTCTTGAGGGAGCCTAGAGAAAAGGAGAATAAGAATGAGCTACCATGATTTAAGAGAGTGTAAGATATGCAGAGCTCTTGCTGGCAGTTTTAGATATCTAACAGGAAAGTACGCAGCAAGGAGTAAACACTGATGCCGTATATTGGTCCCAGGGGTTCGCCAACTTCGAGAATCTGGGTTATCCTGTCCAAGCCCTTTGGTTCCGACAAAGGCACACTCTTCTCAGGAGGAATGGGACATGTGTTCTTCAAAATGCTTCAAGAAGCTGGCATCAATCAGTCAGATTGTTATTTTACTTCACGAGCACCAGATACAGACGTTTCAAATGCTTATGTCAACTTAGATGGTGAACTAGAGCAGAGCAAGCCTCCGATTATTTTACTTTTAGGAGATATTGCAGGCTGGTTTCTTCCTGAACTAAGAGAACCTAGAAGTATGAGTACTTCGGCAGGCCAACTGCAGAAATATGCTGGCAGCTTGTTAGAAATTCCTTCGCTGACTTATCCACATTACGCAGTGCCTTTATATAATTCCGATAGATGCGTAGCGGATTGGACAGAGCGGAACATTACTACCTATGTGGACTTACAGAAAGTTCGCGATGAGTTTAAGTACTGGCAGAAGAATGGTACACTTCAGGTTCTTCCAGAACGTGTAATGAAGTATCACGACATGGATATGGATGAGCTGATTGTGTATCTTGAGCGTTTTCGTAGTGCGAAGATCCTGTCTGATGATATTGAGAATCCCACGTACAAGAGCCAGAAGTATTCTCCACATCCAGGGTATCCACTGTTGATGGGTCTTGCTGACTCAAGTACATTTGGTATCAGCTTCAAACTCTTTAGAGATAAGCCAAGCGAGAACAGAGAACTATGGAGAAGACTTGATGATCTCTATTACAATGTTCCGATTCTCTTGGGTCAGAATTTCTTTAACTACGACGCATTGTTTCATAACATGCTGGGGTTTAGGATACGACTTGAGAGAGTCCAGGACACTTTGTTACGCCATCATATCTTGTGGCCGGAGTTGAGTCATAAGCTGCAGTTTATGACCAGACAATACACTCGTGAGCCATACTACAAGGATGAGAGTCATCATTGGACACTAAAAAATATGAACAAGTATAGGCGATACAACTGTTTAGATGCTTGCGTCACTAAAGAAATCTACGACGCTCAAGAACTAGAGTTTGAGCAGCGCCCACAGTTGAAGTAAAAGGAGTCAGTATGAACGCACACTTAGTAAAAATCCGTGAAATCTGTGCATTTCTTCGACAGATTGTGCCGATTTGCTATCTTCAGGCGATACAGCATAAGTTGGATGAGATTGTAGCAGAAGTTGATGCTATAGAGAAATTAAATGGCTGATCGAGTAACCAACACCTACGAACACGCTCTCCAAGCAGCCTACTACGATATAGGCAACCGTGGTATCTGCGTCAACACAGCACGAATTGCAGAGGCTAAAGCTATCGTCAAAGCAGAAGTCACGCGACAACTAGCTATCGCATCAAATCAGTGGGGGACGAAGGTTTTCGTCGGCGCGGCTAATGCTCCAGATGAGGCTGTCAAAGGTCTTAATGCTGGCGGCGCGATTAATATCAATGCGACACAGGGTAAGTTTGCGCTGCTCACAGGACTCAAAACTCTTGGCTATGAAGTAGTCAAAATCACAAAGAAAAACTCGGAGGGAGATTATGAGCAAAACTACTCAACCGGAGAACTCGCACTCCAGAAGATGCTCTCAAAGAATCAGTTTGCGTATCCCGGAGGAGACCCTGCAATTAGAGCAATTCTCAAGATTAGAGAACTTGGTAAGCTCTACTCCTCTTACCTTAACGCTCGATTGCTCACGAGAGGGTCTGAGGCTTTCTTCCTCTCTAACTATAACGTCGCCGGCACCCTCACTGGAAGGCGTTCTTCTAGACGACACACTTTTGGATTTGGGAACAATGCTCAGAATTTTCCAAAGCACTCGGACGTGGCATCGATGTATAGACGATGCCTTGTTGCTAGACCCGGAAACATCTTCCTAATGGTCGATCAAATCAGTGCCGAAGATTGGCCAGTAAGTGCGCTTTCTGAGAATCACCAAGCACTCAAGGAACTACGAGATGATACTGACGTTTACGGTCGGCACACACGTCTAGCTTCTGTTATCTTCGGCATTCCACTCACAGCGAAAACTCCTGGTGAGTGGAAAGATTCAATGGAACGTTATCTTGGGAAGAAAACTCGTCATGCCAGCAACTACGACATGAAAGCTGGTCGTATGAGTGATGCGTTAGCACAAGAAGGTTTCAGCTTTAGTGAGCAAGATTGCAAGTCCCTACTCGACAAGGTGGCTGCTCACGATCCTTCTGTGCAGAAGATTTTTCATCAGTATATCAAAGACACAATCTCCAAAACCCACATGCTAGTAACTCCCTTTGGGAGAGAACGTCAATTTCTAGGAGCGCGACCAAATGATAGTAATTCCAGTATCTTCAAAGAAGCCTATGCTTATATCCCGCAGTCAACAGTGGGTGATAACACAGGATTTGCCGTTCTCAAGATGGAAAGTTACTATGACCTTTCCGAACGTAAAATCGTCCAAGAAGGCCATGACTCGATTGTGCAAGATGTTGGAGACGATGCCGAGACTGTATATAAGTACCTGCTTCGCGTTGTCGATTCATTTAAACGCACAATCGTGTTCCATAACGGAATCACAGTTGAGATTCCTATCGAAGCAGAAGTTGGATACGACTTCCAAACAACAGTCAAAATCAAAGAAGTAACTCGTGCTGGAGTCAAGGCGGCGATTGAGAAACTCCGAGACAAATTAGCAGCGGCAGAACCAAAGCAAGTTCTAATCACAGCATAAGAAAGAGCTTCTAACATGAGCAGGGTCTTAAAGAAGCCGTTTCATGAAAGTTTTATCGACTGTGTTAGTCCTCATACTGATATTCCTGATACGTTTATCATCTGGTCGGCACTCTCTCTCGTTGGAGCGGCGCTCAAAAACAATGTGTACTTTCAGATTGGTACATACACACTGTATCCGAATATGTTTATAGTACTTGTTGGACCTCCTGGTGTTGGTAAAGGAGCTTCGATGAACATTTTGGAGCAGATGATTATTGATACTAAACCAAATCAGGTAGTCAATACGCTATCTGATCGCATTACCGCAGAACGTATTATCGAGCGTATCTCGGATGGTTGGAGTACAGCGCCGCAGCTAAAGAATATGCAGCTTGTGCTAGGTAAAAATGATCACAACTGCCTGCTCTTTAGTTCTGAGATTCGTGTCTTACTTGGAGCATCAGATTGGATGCTTGAGTTTCTTGAAGAAGCGTGGAGTAAAACGACCTATGAATATCAAACAAAGAATAAGGGAAATGTGGCCATTGATAATATGTGCTGCTCTTTGCTTGCGGCAAGCGTTCCAGATTTTCTTCGCAATGTCAATAGAGAGGCGCACATGGTTATTACAGGAGGCTTCTCAAGTCGTTGTCTTTTTATATACGCCGAAAATCCTTCAAAAGATTTACCATTTCCAGAACCACTTAAAAAGAACTTAAAGTCCAAAGCTCTCTACGATAACCTCGTTCTTGATCTCCAAGAAATAGGTACTCTTCGTGGAGAGTTTGTCATAGATACTGCCGCACGATTACGCTTTGAGGCTTTTCTACGTCTCAATCGTGCTGCCTCATCAAAAGATGATTCTGAAGCTGTAGCAAATTTTCGAGCTAGAATCAAAGCTCACATTCTCAAGTTAGCTATGATCTTTAGCGTCTCTCGTGATAACACTCTTCACATCTCTGAGATGGATATGATTAACGCCATAGCAGAGATACAAAAGATTCTTGTAAGTTTGATAAAACTTTTCCGCGGCGCTGGAGAAGGAATGGATGCCGCAGTAACAGCGCGAGTACAGGATTTTATTGAGAAGTATGGCAGAGTCTCAAAAAAAGAGATTTTCAAAGCCTTACACAGACACTTGAACTCCCCAGAAGCTCTTGATAGAATTCTTTACGTTCTTGAAACCATTGGTTATTGCAATGTAGTGAATTCAAACAAAATGACGTTTTATCAACCCGCAGCAAAAAAGGTAGGTCCATGATGGCGATTTGGAGTATACCAGAATCAAGCAAGTCCGTGAATGTGGCACCGGAAGAACCCGTGGCACCCGGAACACCAAATTTTCTTGAAGCTGAACGTCTAAAGCTCGAAGCCGAAGACGCTGCTGACATAGCACTCAAGTCTTCCAACGAGATTGTACTTGACGGCTCTAACAAGGTTACTATTCCAGGTTACGCTTATACATTTGAAGCCTTGGGAGAGAGAATACTTGTTAGCTTAGATATTCCACTCTCAGGCTATGAGTGTAAGACTTGTCTAGGTAAAAAGCGTATTAAGTATCAGTGTGAGTGTGTAACATGTGGTAGAGCAGGTCTTAAATACACGTTGGAGCAAATAGAGGGCATTCGTAAAGATCTTGGAGATTCTGTGGCAGATGCTAGGGCTTCTTTCGCTTGTCCAGAATGCGGTGGCGATCCTGACAGCGTTGCCAAAGACGAAGTTTGTCCGGAGTGTAACGGTGTAGGTGGCAAAGTCTGGATTCCACGTTCAGCAAAAGAATTCCCTACTACCGGCGTCGTAGTTTCGATGGGTTCTGTAGCAAGAGAGAAAGCTGAATTCAAGATCGGTGATCGTATTCTCTTTGGTTTCCAAGCAGGAACAATGATTCCAAACAAGGCTGGACTTCCATTTAAGTACATGGACTACTATAACGGCGCGATCAAGATTGAAGGTGCTGAGGCTATGGCAGCTTTTGATTTTGTTTTGAGCGCCAGCTAAGGAGGTGCCCTATCAATAGCATGGATCCTAATGTTGCTATAATTATAGGAAGCCCTACTCGGAACATCGAGTAGGGCTTTCTTAGTTGCGCGTTTCCTCAATGAACTACGCAAACATGGTCTGGATTTGATCCGTCTCTATAAAAGTCTCCCACTGCCAGCCCTCCTGCGATAGCTGCTGCGTTGTTGGCATAGACTGGAAGACCTACTACGGCTAGTTTGCTGTGTGGGGTTGTCGTCCCGATGCCGACGTTGCCCTGCCCTGATGGATTTATAAGTACATAGGCACTCGATGGTGATCCGTTGGACGTACCATCCAGCGTGAGCGTTGATCCTGCTGCGCTTCCTCCGTAGACTACCGGCGCGGTGACATTAGTCGGCGCAATCGCCCCAGGTGAGGCCACATACGCTGTAGTTGCAATATTGGTACTGTTGTTGCCCGGTGATTGTGTGGTGGCTGAGGTGCCGTTGGCTAGGACGCAGCCGCCTGTAAGGGTACAGGTGTTGAAGCTGTCGCCACTTGTTGCGATCAAATCCCACTTCGACGTGATGTCGTTGTACATAAAGGATGTGGACTGCCCATACTGGAGCGTGAGAGATGCTAGCCCAGGCAGGTTGATGTTTCCTGCGATAGAGAAGTTTACTCCAGCCTGTGCAGCAATGAACGTTACCTTTTGACCGGGCATATTTATGCCATTGATCGTGGAGATTGCGTTCGTGCCAAGTACGAAATACTGCTCAGCCATACTCAACTGAATGGTCGACGAGCCAGTGAGTTGCAGCACAGACGTGCCATGCGAGGTAATCGGGGTTCCGCTGTAGGTGTTGTCCCGAAATATGTTGCTCTGCATCTGCGTGTTGGAATTATTCACCAGCACCTGTACCCCCGAGTTAGCGGGCAAATAGGAATCGCGCACAACCATTCCGTTGACTGTGCCCGAGCAATAGGTGTTAAACACAAAACCCTGTGTCGTGCTCGTATCCGCGGAGCAACCTGGGCCTGGATTCGTGTAAGGGCCGTTTGCTATGTTTGCGGCCATCGTAATTCCGTCAAACAGGATGTCATAATTCTGACTTCCGCCAAGCGTGAACAGGAAGCCGTTCGTGTGGCCAGAAATGCCTTCGTGATGCGTGCCTTGAAATGTGATGTTATTAGCGCCGTTGAACTGGGCTATGACCGCACCACCCTGCATCGACGTGTTAGCGAAAGAAATTGAATAAGGATTCCTTGAGCCGCCGTTGTATTCACCAATGTAGATGTTAGTCCCGTTGTCCGACCAATTGTATGCTTCAATCTCGCCAGAGTAGAAGTGAACCTGCCCGATGTCACCTTCAATCCGCAGAGATTGTGAGGTTGCTGAAG